TTCCTTACGATAGTTATATTTCCTGTTGTAGGAAAATAACATGTTTAGATATTGATTTGGGGTTTAGTGTAAACCAGCCGTGTGAAATTCATCATACTAAGGTGCTTCGACCAGGCTGTCAATGGACTCACGAAGGTTGCCGAGCTTTCCTTGAGTGGCGACCTGGTGAGAATGCTTATGATGGTTATATCGAGGTGTTTCAACAATTAGCGCAAGATTTAATGGAAAGTTGGAATCAAGCAGTAGTAGAAGCCGCTGCCTCACAAGCAGGTGAGATATATACAGCAACAGTACTTTCTGATGTATATTTATTTGAAAAGCAACAAGAGCAAATCACAAAAACAAAACCTTCACGGAAGTTAAAAGTTAATTGATTGGAGGAGCTTAATAAAAAAATGATATAACCCTCTATTGCCAGGAGTGGCTAAAAACCAGTCGAGACCTTCGGGTTTCCGAGATCGAAAATGTGCCTAAGCTGCTCCGTGGGAGAGGCAAAACGAGGGGAAACAAGGCCAAGTCAGGTGTGGGAAATGCCTATAAAAATCAAAATGCTTTTAACGAACAGTGCAATTAACAGCATTAAAAATCGTGAAACCTTCTGAGACGGCCAGAAATGCCCAGTTTTGAGATTTTTGGACTTGGTCCATATCCTTTTGGACTTGGTCCATATCTATGTATTGCCAGTCCAAATATCGGTTCAAATTGGGCTATTTCTGGCGGTCGCTATCATGCAATTTTTGAGATCTTTTTGACCCAGTATCGTTCCTTGACTGCATACTGGGCTTGAATATCTTTTGGAACTTTATATCTTGTAGTCTCTCTCCATGTACCAGTGATCAAAAAATCACCAACCACGGCCTTGTCCAGTTCCTTAACTTTCTCTGATATTAACTTATCTATCTCTTCAAATTCTTTTGCAATGGGCTTAAGCTCCCAGTATTTCTGTAATAGTTCTGCCATCTCAGTATCGTCTATAATATTCAATTCCTCTCGCCTAATTTCTGGAACGCAGATATGCTCATACTCGCAATTAGCACAGATAGAATCGTCATTGATGCGGTCTGGAAGAGTGTTATTAGCTACATGGTTATTTATTTGTTCGGCTTTTTTAATAAGTTCTTCTCCAAAATCATAATCCAATTGGACCCAAATCTCTTTATATGCTCCACTTGATTTGTCTTTCAGTAACATGACCCCTTGCTCCTTTTCATCCAGGAGCAAGTACAAAATCATCTGAGCTGGATATTGTCTAAGATAAGCCCATTTAGCTTTCTTCATATCGTCAAGGGTATTGATTTTAGAGAATACCGCAGGGCTCATTGATTTTATTTCGATCGGATAAGCTTTAGTGCCCACAAGGATCTTGCCGTCAATATGCCCTGTGATGTTATACTCTTTCCAAAAAAAGTCCTTCTGTTGCTCAATTACAACAAACCCTGCCTCTTGCAGATCTCTAATTGCCTGCTTTTCATACTCTTCTCCAATTTCAAATCTTAGGATCAAATCAGCAGAGGGCACCTTTTTATCCATCCACCGTGTTCTCTCATAGACAAGATACCGCAGGCATGGGTGGCCCAATTTGCTTGCTCTGTTAGTGTGGACTGGATATACTCTTGCCTTTGCCTGTTTTGCTTCCATGATCTTTTCTACTAACATCTCTACCTCCTTCTTTTAGTAATGTTTATTGGGAAATCTAAATTGTTCCATAATCAATTGTGCGTTTAACATGCCACTTGAATTTATCTGGCTTTGATTTAATCATGTTTTCAATTTGTGATTTATAAGCTGAGGGTTGATTATGAGAATTGCAGTTAGCACAAAAAGCCATGGTGATATACCACCTTCTTAGTTCAGGGGAATAGAATTCATATTCAAATAACCCTTTTCCTCCGCAGTCAGGACAATCTTCTGCGTGTATCCAATCAATCTTTTGGTGATTGTTCTTCAACCAATCTTTGTATTTTTCTTTTAATTGGGCTGGGGTGTATAACTTCCCATTGTTGTCAATCATGTAGGACAAGATGTCCTTAAGTGGCTCAAAGGGTATGTCTTCTGTTGCTTTTAAATATCTTTCAAGCTTAGCAGATGGAACACTACCAAAGAACTCAAGTGCCTCTTTTATTACTTTTTTGCGGTCTTCTTCTAACATATCAATCCTCCAGTTCTACATCAAGTTTGTCTTCCCATCGCCCTTGGTTTAACCAGGTCGCTGGGTAAGGGATGAACTTCCCACGGTCTTTTTTCCAATCATATGAGGCTTTCTGTTTGTCCAAAGCCTCCCAGATCTTGAAAATTAAATCATAAGAAGGTTTAAGTTTCATCCATGCCCTCAATGCGGCTTGCTTTGCTTTCTTTTTGGGATACCGTTTCCAGAACTCATTGAACTCTTGCAGGAGATCTTCATCTGTTATGTCTTTAGTTTCTTGTGGGGTTTTTTTGGCTTTAGGTTTCGTTTTTGGGTTTTGCTTTGGCGGTGGTAATTGTTTTGGTGGGAAAACTGATTGCAGATCAATTACTTTCTGCGGTGGGTTTATTGTTTCTCCTGCGGGTTGCTCTAATGATTCCTGAGGTTCTGAGCTTGGCGGTTGCCGTTCTTGGGAGTTCTCTACTGGTAAATAATCTAAGATTCGTTGTTGTAGATAATCGCTATCTATTTTGTAGCACGTTATCGTATTATCGCCTGTAGCATCTATTACCAAAACAACCACGATTTGCTTTTGGCGAATAGTATCCATCATTGCTCCTATCAGCAATAATTTTCCTTGTAATTTTAGCACTTCAGTATTATAGTTTACTTGGTGCCCCTCCACCAGTCCTACCTCCTTGACGAGGAACCAGGGTGTGCAGTACGTCGCCCTGGTTCTTCGTTTTATTTTAGGTTATATTTGATTCCCCAATACGCTACAAGAATAGCCTCACATTTGTTGTGATCCTTCTTGCGAGTAATCTGTATCGTTGGGAAAAGGTGCCTGACCATGAGAACTGAGGCCTCTTTGTCATGGCTAAGCCCCAGGCCCTTCTTCCACTTTTGAGGTGAAACTTCGATTACCGAACACCCGATCGTTAAAAGACAGCCCAAGATCATGCCATAATTTTTCATATAATTCCCAGAGCTTACAATGCCTTGTTGAGGCATTACTTGAGCTTTTTCCAAGAAGACACAGTGGGCCTCATGAGGAGAACATATAGAAACAATTTCCTTAAGGTCCACCTCTTTGCGTTTTCCCGCTTGGATGATCGGCATGTCGAAGGTTTTAATAACGTCAGGGTGCTGGCTTGGGGTATATTCAAGTACTGCTATAGCACCCTGAAACCCTGGATCAATGCCTACGATCCTCATTATTATTTAACTCGTTCTACTGTGATAAGAACAAGGCGTTCAAAACTGGTTAGTGGCCTATAAGGAAACAATATAGATAAGATCTTTTCTATGATAGCTTTCATTCTTTACCCCCTGATGCCCATTCGCATGCTCTTTCGTATTGCGATTTGAGCATGTCTTTGGTGCTTTCAAGGCCAATACTTTTTAAATACTCTTTAATTTCATCATCTGTTTTCCCTGATGCCTTCGCAAGAGCAAAGAAGCGTTTGCGTTGTGGCTCTGTGATATATTCTAATTCTCCGTTTTGGGATGGCGATTCTGCAGGCATGGCATGATCAGATACTTGGGATGCAACATGTTTCGGCGGAGGCTCTGCTGGGAAGGATGGCCGTTTGCGATACTCAATTTTCTGGATTCTTGCAACATCAAGACCTGCTGTTTTGAGATCGTCGTAGCTTAAATTTCTAATGCCAAGGAGTCTCGTAATCCCGTTGCCGAGCAAGTTAGTGTACGCAGCTTTCTGTACATCCGCTCTGTCAATTTCTGATGGAGGTAATTCTATGCGTTCATTATTTTCATACTTGTACTTCTTAAAAAAGCCATCTTTGCTTGATCTACTTCCAATTGCCTCAATGGTTACCCCGCCGAGGCTAAAATAACCTTTGTATGTGTACCTGAAATGTCCACCCTCTTCATGCTCAATTTCAGGTGGATCTATCCTCCAACTTATGCCAAATAGTCTCGCAACTTTTTCTGCCCCACTTGTCTGTAAGTAGGGCTTACCGTTTTGATCTACCCAATCTGCCTCATTAGTTACTGCAAGCACAAGCTGTTTGATCTTCTTGATAGCCTCAATTCTTTTCTCGGCCTCCTGGGCCACTTTGAGAAGGCTATCACTTAAAATTAACTCATTACTCCCCATTTCGATTACCTCATTCATTCTCCTTACCTCCTTCTGTGTAGTTTATATAGTCCAGTGTGGTTTCTAACCACACGGATCTATCTGGTGGCAAGTATAAAACATCTGTTGGTTTTGTGGCTAATACGCATTTGAGGTAATTGTCTATATCCATTTGGCTATCTTTATCGGTGAGTCTAAATCCATCATCTGGGATCTCATAATCGTCATCTGGGATAGGACAAAATATAATTAGATCATAGTTTTTTGAGTAGGTCAATAGGATCTTTTTGGCTAATTCATGCAAGGTAGGGCTATCAAAGATACGATACAACCAGCAATAGGCCAGAATGTCCAGCACAGAACGATCCGCAACAAAAGCCTTATGCGTGGCCTCTTTTTCGATTTGTTTATTTAAGATTTCAGCCTGGATCTCTGCTTTATCTGGATGGCAAACAATATAGGAGCAATCTGAAACATATTGTGAAATCACTTCTCTTGCTGTTTCTGTTAAAAGAGGGAGCTTTAGGGTTTTGGAAAGCTGTCTTGCAAGGGTTGTTTTACCAACCCCGTGTGCGCCTGAAATTGCGATCCGCCGATAGTGACTATGATTTTGTGCTATCTGCGTTGGTTCGATCCCCAAAGCATTAACGAGCTTGAGAACAGATCGCCTGCTGGGTAGGGCCCTGCCTGTTTCCCATTCCCAAACAGCTTGGCGACTTACCCCGCAGTGTGTTGCTATTGCCTGTAGTGACAATCCCTTAAGGCGTCTTAACTGTTTCAAGGCCGAAGGAGAAAAGTCTGTATATACTGACATTTTGCCTCCTTTCAGGGTTTCCCATAATGTGTAACAGCTTTTTATAAATGTCAAGGACTTTTTTGCATCTTATAAAAAAAAGCTTGACACATGGGTTTGGGATGAGTAAATACAAAGAAAAACATGGAGGTGCTGTGATGGAAGATACAGATCTTGTCACTGAAACCCCACAAGAGCCCGAAAGCCCACAAGAGTCCCAGGAATCCACGCCCCGCAGGAAGCCAGGCAGGCCCAAAGGTAGTAGAGATTCAAGGCCACGCAAACCCATGCGCAAACGGAGAAAAAAGTATGCCGAAGACCAGGGAGAAAAGAAGACCCTCGCACATCAAGTTTTCAAAAAAGCCAACAAGAGACTTACCATTTATGAAAAAGTAGCACGTTATCGTGGTTATAGATATAAGCTTACTTGTGCAGAGATGGCACGTAGGCTTGGGATCAAGCCTGCAACATTTGCAAGGAAGGCCAGGACTGAAGGCATAACTGCTGTTGATATGAAAAAAATACTTAACTATGACCTTCCTGGTATAGTGCTAAATAACAAGGGTATGTGTCCATTTCTCACAGAAGGTGGGCGCATACTTAAGCTTGAAGGATATAAGATGGCTGTAAAGCCTGATAAAACTGTGGTTCTAATTGAGGAACCGCCACAAGAGGAGGTGATACAGGAAATAGCAGAAGAGAAACAATGCGTGTTTTGCGGAGTTCGTGAAGGGGAAGAATCAATTTCCCCAAAGACTGGTGAAGGCTGGCATTTGACTGGCAAGGGTTGCATCCGTATAGAAAAGAACAGATGGATTTGTTATCAATGCTGTTCTGAATGTTGGATGCATGATTCATGCCCTGACAAACATCCATTCTAAAAAAGGAGGTAGGCATGGCAAAAGTAATGTATGGCCCAGCATATGTAGTTATCATGCACATACCTAAGGGGATTGATCCACTTATGGCCTTCAAGCAAATCTACCCAAACAGTTCCTGCGAAGGCTTACAGCTTGTTGCAACCACCGAAACCGAAGTTGTGTATAAAGCATTAGCTGTGGACAAACTAAGAACTAACACAAAGGAGGTATCTCTATGACTATGTATTTGCTTGAGACCACTATCTTACCTAATATCGGGACTTACAAATTATCTAATGTTACCTTTGAAGAAGCAAGGGAGATAGCATCACAAGCGGTTAGTGCTATCTGGTGTGAACCCCTTGCAAGATATTTAAGCGAATTATTAGAACTTCCAATCTCTGTACAGAAGACAGTAAAAATGGACCCTGGGGATATTGCGCTGATCTTCACAGTTTATTGCAGAACGTCGTTTATGCAAGATTTGACACTTAAAGAATTGCCGACATGTCCAGCTGAAAAGCTTTTGGAATGCCCATTTAGCCTATTCAAGCTTGAGCGGATTGAGTAGGCCGAAGGAGGAAGCTAATGGTCGAGAGAGAGCCTATCAAAAAAATCTGCCCCTGGTGTCATAAAGAGTTCGAGACAACAAATCCACGGGTTAAGTTTTGTTCCAAGGCCTGCTACAGGAAGGCAAACAACGCAAAGCACAGGAGTCAGGAAGTTGTATGCCAAATCTGTGGCAAAGTATTTTATGGAGCGCCAAACTACAAGTATTGTAGTGATGAATGCAAAAAGATTGGGGTTACCCGTATGATAGAAGAAAGGCGCAAAAAGAAGCAAACAGGTCGCTACTATATTTGCCCTCGGTGCAAAAAAAAGCACAAGCAAGGAAATAAACGCATAGATAGCAAGTGGCAGTACTGCAAGACTTGTAGATATATAGTTGATTATACCTCAAACTATGATGAGAATTGGATCTATATGGTTTAACTGATAACAAAAAGGGATAATTCAAAGTAACAATTACTGCTCTCTGCCTGGAGGGGAGGATTGGAGATCTTCAGGCAGAGGGTTTTACACAAATTTTATACCAATCGCCTCAAGCTTACTTATTTGCTCTTTAATTTCATCAAGCAGGTTGTACTCTTTATCGATCCTAACTGCTTTCACTTCATCTCCTATCTTCTTTATCCCTTTGATCACATCATCGATCGTATTAGCACCATACACTACTGTGCATACGAGAGTACCACCTTTTGCTGCATAGTATTTGCCCCCCACCTTATAGCCAGTGCTAAACTTGACATATTGCCTGTACTTATCAGGGAATTTCACTTCAAGACTTGTGTCCTGTAACTCACTGGACCTCAAAGGCAATACTCCCCAATACTTTTCTTTTACATCAAGCTTGACCTTTTCGTTATTAGCTATCTTGGTAACAACATCAGGATAATTCCTGATTGCGGTTGTGAAAAGGTGCCCAAGAGGATGAGGAATTCTACAAGTCATATCTATCAAGTAATCTTTATTCTTGTTCACCAGTCTCTGTTCTGTGCTAACAAAGCACCTATAATCAAATTTAGATAGTTCTTTCATTAAATACGGCTCTGTCCTTTTAAACCAGTCAGGAGTCCTTTCTGACCATACTCCGATATAAGCCCCACTATTTTCTATTCCCCACATGACAGGTAAACAAAAACCATTCGCAGGAGAGAAGATGGCATCAATCCCAACCTCAACCGCATCCTTGATCTGGTCTTCAACAATAAACTCATATTGATCTGCAAACCTACCCCATTTCGCCCTAAGCAGGTCCAGGAGGGGTTCTACTTCATCGTAGGAAGGCGATAGAAATGTTTCACAATCTCCCCTAAACACGCTAATCTTTACAACGACATCTTTAACTTCCTTCAACAGTTCTCTAAGTCTTTCAAGGCCTATAATTCTCCATGCTTTAGGGACAGGCAAGCCAGATTTCTTTAGCCATTTCTTTAAATACCACCTATCAAGTTCCAAATGCTCTCCTCTACCTGCTCCAAAGCAAGCTTTCCCGTGACGTCGTAGGTAGTCAACAATATCTCCGAAGCCCACATCAAACACAGCTATCAGGTCCACTTTATCCACGTGATAGAAAGGGAACATAACTTTATGTATGCCTTCCATACCAATGCCACATGAAAAGTCGTTAAAGTGAGGAAAAGCATTCATAAAGTGTGTCCAGTAATAAACATCATATACAGAGGATAATCTAATGGCATGTTCAACTTCTATACCTGTGCCAAACACAAGGGCAGTCTTTTTGGCCATTACTCTTCCTCCTCAATCTCATTTGTAGGAAGACCATACAAGCTTTCCAACCGCCATACCTCAGGCCTTGCTACCTTGGGGGCTTTCATCATTTCAGATATTTCAGGATACAGCATCTTAAGTATGTGCCTTTTAATAGCACCGTCATCTGGCAATACAATCCTATGAAGCTCACCTATTTCTGCATACCTAATAGCATCTGTTATAGCATTAACATATAGATCCTGAACTCTATTTATATCGCCTAACACCAACGCCCTCGCTATTTGTTCATTCAGAGAAGTTGTCTTCTCTCTTCTCTCTCTCAGCATGCTATTTATAACATCACGTTTTTCAAATGCTTTAATGTAATCTTTGGGGGAAAATCCCAAGGATTTCATGATAGTATCATAAAGAGACGGTGCATATATTAGTTCACCTGAAGGTGCTCTTGCCCCCTGTTCGTTGTACCATCTCATGGCAACCATAAAGTTTCGGACGCTTTCAGGAGCTATGTTCTCTATAGCTCTCATGCCATCTCTGTGTTGTTGCCACACTTGGTAAGTCCTAACAGCTTTAAGAGGTAAATCAATAGGAATACCAATCAGAAACTTAAGGATGTTGTAAACAGGGTTTCTGTTTTCATCAAACATTGAGACATCAAGCGGATTCAAAGCCCCACCTATTGAAACTCCTACAGCCACCCCAGGTAGACCATAGAGGAAAAAGTCTGCGATCTGATCCCCGTATTCCTCTGAAATTTGGTTGGCTATAGCTCTCACATCTGAGGTGAATGCATTTTCTCTATCTGCAAGCTTGTTATAAGCCCAATGCATTGCTCTAAAAATATCACCCATAAAGGGGATTGCTGATATTCCACCTGCAAGGAAATGTAAGCTTAGCATCGTAGCCAATGCTTTGTACTGGCGTTCACTTATCAGTTGCTTTACTCTTGCAAGCCAATTATAGGCGAACATTCTGAAGACAAAGAACGGTCTCAAAGGCCCTCTTGCTATGGAAGGCAACCCCATGGTGCTGTAATCAAACTGAGTATCCCTTATGGCATTCTCGATGAACCTAAACATTTCATCGCCTTTGAGCCCTTTATATTTTGCTATTTGATAAAACGCCGAGGCGGCATGGTACCTATTCATCATTTCTGCTTCTTTAAAAGCAGTCATCATAAGATCCTGGATTATATCCCAAACTGGAGTAGTGGGTTCTTCTGCCTTTGTGTATCCAGCAAGCTCTCTTGTAGCTTGAGGATACACTTCTTCCTTCGCAACAAGCTCATCTATTATCCTCTTGAGCTCAGGATCCAGCTTGGAAAATTTCGCTGTTCTATAAGCCAATGCATCTTTGTAAGCTTTAGCAAAAATAGCAGTAGCCCGTGGAGCACCAACATATCTTAGCATCCAAGGGTAAGTCATGAGTAAAGGTTGTGTGGCATTCACTGCGGCGGATTTGAGATTTAGGCCAAGATACCATACACCAAAAAAGCGGTTAAGCATCATGAACTGCTGTTTGCCTGACATTAGGTCTTTGTAGTATCTATTTAAAACATCAATCAAATTGAAGTCTCTTTCAGTATCAAATCTGGCCATCTCTTTTCTGAACTCTGGAACAAGCTTGCTGTTAGTTACAGCTCTTGTTAACCTGTGCATATATGAGGCGAATGATCTTTTTAAATTCTTTTCCCACCCTGGCACCATTTTGGCGGGGAGCATATGAACTTGAAATCCAGCTCTCCCTACTCCCCACTTTGTAACCATCTGATCGAGTGCTACTAATAAATCTTGCCCAGTTAAAGTAAGAGCACCAGCTTTTTCAAGATCCATGATTGCAGATCTTAAAACAGTCACAAGGAACGGGGGCAGTTCATTAGCAACATCATAAATCGGTTTGTAATTCTTTCCCCAGGAGACCTGCCAATCAGGGTTCTCTTTCTTAAGCTGTCTGGCAAGACTTTCAACTTCCTTGAGTTTATCCACGTGTGCAAGATACCCAGTTTTGCCATCAGGGGTTTTAGCTAATACAAAGTATTCCCCGTATCGCTGGGCAGGGAAGTAATACTGATCTGCAAGCGCATCTACTTTTTCATGTAGATCTTTAATTGCTTGTGCTTGCTTAATAATGTGATCTGAGGCATTTGTTGCCTTTAGCTCTTCAATCAGCCTATTTGCTTCAGCCACGTTGCGAGGCTTATCATATCCACCCTCAAGCCTTGCATGAGTCAAAAGCATATCTCTTACATACAAATCCATCGCCCTGTGGGTAAAGCTATCGATTTCCCTGATTGCCTGAATCTCTGCGTCTGTAAAGCCTTTTATCCTCAGCTCTTCCTCTGTGATGGGCGATTGGCTCCTCGTTCTCTTGCTTAATCTCAATGACTCAATAAAGTCGAACACTCGTTCTGGTTTTCGGAGCCTGAAAAATGTGAGAGTAGCCTTTAACTCCTCGTGCAGAAGTTTTCGTGGAACTGTTTGCATCAAATGAAGAATACCCAGGGCAGGTACGGTTTGGGGAAACTTTTTTCTTAGTGTGCTTTCAAGAATGAAGAGCTTTCGTAGCTGTTTAATGCTTTTGGCATCCCCAAAATACTTCACAGGTTCAGGCAGATCTCTGAAGTTTATGCCCTCTTTAGCAAGTTCGTTCTTCAGGGTCTCCATTGTGGTAAAGCTGACAGTAAGTGCTCCTTTCTCGCTTTTGAGTAACTCGGACGCTGAGGTGGGAGTAGCTTTACCATATGCTTCTTTTTCAGCTTTAACCACATCAGCAAGTTCAGGAGACTTATTGTTCTTCAGATCCTTCTCATAGTCCCCACGGTTTTGTATTGGCTCATCCAGGACGGTGGCCTGTGCCACTTCTTCTGGAGGTATATGCTGGATCTTTTCAAGATACCTGAGACGGCGTTTAATTGACTTTAAATAGTTCTCTATCTCTATCGACTCTTGATAAGGTGTAATATATGCTACGGGTTCCCCTTTATGTATAACTTCAACAACGGCAAGGGTTGGGTCAGTTTCATTGCTTCTAAGTTTTATTTCTACATTACCATATACCTTAGTTACCCAATCTATATCGTTAGCTGGGGCCAAATAATACCTCTCCCCAGCTTTTATTATAACTGTACTTACTTCTTTGTTTGGAGTTTTTGCTTCCCCTATAATTACAGCTGGCGTAATACGGCTATATTTTGTTACAATCTCCTGTGTTGATCCTGGTATTTGGCTAATGTTTGTTTGCTCACTTTTAAATCCACTGGGGATGTTTCCTTTGGGAAATTTAAACACTGCTGCACCTCTTCCCACAAATCCGTCAGCAGTTTGGATAATCTTTCCAGAAATAGAATATGGCCTACGAGGGGCATAAATATCTACGTAATTAAGTTCGGCGGTTTTATCAACTTCATTTCGGGTAAGCTTTTTGAATTGTTTGCTTTTGTAAGTCTCAGGTGGTGTGAACTCAAATTCGGCATCGCCAGCGAGCCTCTCCTTTTCACTTATTTCTACTTGTTTTGTCTCCTTAGCAACCTCGGCAGGGGGCTCTTCTGTAGCAGGTTTTGCGATTGTCTCTGCTGGGCTCTTCTCTGGTTCTTTTGGCACACTAATAGTTTCTGGAGATACCTCCTCACGTCCAGGTTTAGGAGCTGGTTTTTGGGGAATTTCTAATTTTAGTCCTGGGGGTGTAGGTTCCCTCACAAATCCTCTCTCAGAAGGCAGGATCAGCCTCGGCGTTTCACTTTCCTTGTATTCTTGTATCTTAGCTCTTCCCACTTCTGGTTCTGGGCCTTCAGGCTTTTGTGGTGTTTCAATGTAGTATGTCTTACGGGCTACCTTCCCCTCTGGGGTAAGCACTATGCGCTCCCTTGGCTTTCTCACCTCAGGGAGTTCTATAGGGGTTCGATATTCAGAAGATGGATAGACTTCCTCGGCCAGCTGGTAAGCCCTATCATCACTGTAGCCTTTGCGTTTAAGGAAATCTATGAATTGTAGCTTTGGATCTTCTGGCCTCTCTCTTTCAATGATCTTTTCTATCTTAGATGGCACTTCTTCAGATGGTTCTTTAGTAGCAAACCTCTCTGTCGCTCTTTTATCGAGTTCTTCTAATTGCTTGGCTAACGCAGTTTCTTTTTCAGTTTGTGCTCTTACGTCTGCCAACATTTGTTCCTTGGCAATCTTTTCGGAGGCCTTAGTTCTTTCGCTGGCAGGCGTTAAAGTAATCCCTATTTGCTCTTCGATCTCTCTTAGAATAGTTTCCTGGGCATGTGGCGGGAGATCCTTAATAGCATCTCTAATTTCTTCTATAGTTAGCTGTTCCCCTTTGAAGGCCTTGAATAGATTATAGGCATCCGATGAAATTTCTTGCCTCTTGAACCTGCTTATCACATCCGCAAGTTCTTTATCTGCCATAGCCTTCTTGGCAACCTTGTAGGCATGCCGTTGGGCATATTGCTGGTATGTTTTGTATTCTTTCCAGGCCGTTTTAGCAGTCTTAGCTTGTTCAGGGTCAGTTAGATCAAACCCCAGCTTATCTGTAAACTCATTGAAACTTTTGAAATTAGTTTCATATATTTCTTTGGGCAAAGGCACAGTAATAGGTTTAGATGCAAGAGGATCAAGTTTGCCTTTTACATACCCATACCCATGAGTTACCCCAGTGAATAATAGAGGCCACAAAGCAAGCTCTGTTACTCCTGCCGCCAATCTGGCAAGTTCTTCAGATCCTTCCCTCTTTCTACCCTCTTCTCCCTGGGCTTTTCTTATGCCTTCATAGAGTAGATCTGACAGCTTGGCCATGCCATAGTGCAAGATTTCCCCTGCAGGCGATATTGGTTTACCCACAATGGGGATTTTCCCAATGGTTTTAGCTGTTAGTTCTTCGCCTCCCTGGATAACCTTCTTGCCAGTTTCAAGAGCAGGGGTTAGAAATTCCCCTCCTTGCAAAACACTTTTAATACCTGCCCCCAGCCCAGCGAGAGTCCCTGCTATACCACTAATTGCTTTGGGAGCCATCATCGCTAAAGCACCTGGAGCTGTTCCCCAAAGTAAAGCTTGTGCGCCAAGCTCTCCTATGCTGGCTGGGATTTCCTTGGCAGTTTGGAGTAAGCTCCAATCTGAAACAGCTTTTTGCCCTGTTAGTGTCTCTTGTATCTTTTGTGTAAGCAAACCAGGCCGTTGGTCAGGCAATCGGGACCAGTTGTTATTAATGGCTTCTCTAATCTCGTCTTCACTCATAGAAGACGGGAATTTAACGGTGATGTTCTTTTGAGGGATATAGACCGAGATTAGATCTTCTTGTTGGGTCCTTTCTTCTTCATCCATCCCCAATCCTCTATTTCCTGAAGATCAAGCTACCATCTGGTCCTACTTCAAACGACCCCTTTGATTCTTTCTCTTTCGGTTTTGTTGCTCCAAGCCCTTCTTTAATTCTTTCCTGGACCTTTTGTTGAACTTCTGGAGGGATTAACCCACTCAATATATCAGGTTTAGTAGCCCATTCAAGCTTTTCTATTTGTGCTGTGTTTATCTCCCCAAAAGGTCCCATAAGTTGGGTAAATCCGTCTTTGTAATAAATTCTTTCCACAGGAACTTGTTGGCCATTTTTCAATGTGGCCAACATCTTTTCTACCTTATGCACACCGCCATGTCTATCTATGTCCACTTGCAGTTTTTGCCATGTCAAATCTGCCTTTTCTTGAGCTATCTGTGCTTGGATAGCTTTAAGTTGTGCGGCACCTAATTGCTGTTGAAGTTGCGTTTCCAGTTGTGCGAGTTTAAGTTGCCTTTGCTGGTCAAGCTTATCAATGTTCATCATATATTCTTTGTATAGCTTTAAGTCTGATAGCAACAGATGTTGATTAGCAGTCTGTATCCGTTGTCTTATCATAGCAAGATTTTGCTGGAGAGCATCTATCTTATTCTTATTCCTTGTAGGGTCTTGTTGTAGCTTGGCTAAGTCTCCCAGGATCTTATCTTCTTCAGCTAACAACCCCTGAATTGTAGCTTTGGTTACTTTTTCAGTCAATCCAGATTCTATAGCTTGGGTAGAGCTAAGAACCTTATCAAGTGTTTGTAGCCTCACTAAGTTTGTGTAGGGTCTCCCATTTTGATCGTAGTCCACTGCGATGGAAGATAAAAAGGGATCTTTCAAGATAGTCTGGATCGTAGTGGAAGGCACTATCCCGCTTACCTCAATGTCTTTAACAGGGATAGGCTTTGACATTTCCTGTGCTTGGGATTGTTGTATGCCCGCAGCTATAGCAGTTTCCGCACTAAGTTCTGGAGACGATACCACCCCAGGCTGAGGTATAGCTGGTTGTTTTGTCTCCCCTTGTTCGCCTAAAGGGATGGGGCGAAGTAATGATCGTGCTTGTTCTGTTTGAAGTTGGGCCAAAGCTCCTTCTGCCTGGCGTTTTTGAACTTCATAGGGGAATAGTTCCTTGCTTCTTCTCATCTCTTCTGCCAGCTGTTGCATCTGCATAATTTTAGCTACATTTCCAAGAGCCTGGCCTGTAGTGCCAACAGCCCTTTCTACGCCTGTAGCAATGCCACCCAAGTATTCTCCTAAGCTTGCCATAGCATCCTCCTGGAATACTTAGATAATGTCATCTTACCCAGGAACTTGCATATCTTTTCTCCCATCTTATAAAAAACTCGTGCCCATATTCTATGCTTGTATTCCCTTGAGACCCTGTTAGCTATATCTTCCATAATAGGAAGAGTTATCTTGTACACTATCAGTGCAAACAGCTTGCTCCGTCGCATTAAAGAAACAACAGGAACGGCCCATAGGTAGTATCCAGCTCTCACTTCCCAGGGCAATGTATCAGTAAACTTGTGGACAGTTCCGAACAGATCCTCATCTATAAAGCCTTGTCTGTATAGTTCGGTGCATATTACTGTGAGCTTGCTGGCAAGGCCACCAACTGCTCCTCCAACTATAGTCCCTATGCCAGGCAGAATAGCACTCCCTACGTATGCGCCCGCAGCAGTAGCGGCACCAGTCTTTGCGGCTTTTCCCCAGTCTCCTGTGGTTAGGCCTTGAAGTCCAGCGCCTATTATCCCAGCCCAACCCCAACCTGGCACACTACTTGCAAAACCACTTATACCACCACTTGTTGTACCTGACATAAGCCCTGTAGCTGTGGCTTGCCCCATAGCAGCACCTGCCCCTGCAGCACCTCCGCCACCAGCTGCTACTGCTGCCCCAGTGCCAGCCATACCTGCAAGGATAGGCTGTAACATCTTATATTGCATGTATCCCATACCTGCCATTGCACCTAATTGCGTAAGGCCAGATATGGCTTGTGCCTTCTCTTGTTTTCTTTCTAATTCTTCTGCTTGTTGCGTTTTAATATCAAATTCCCTTCTGCGTTCGCCAAGTTCTTTTTCAAATCGTGCGGTTTGCATCCAGGGCTCATATACCCCAGCTAAAGCTCCTTTAAGATACGATGCAAGTTTATCTTCTGGGATGGCAGGTTGCCCTAAAGCTCTCCTAACTGCTTCTTCGTTTAGGAGAGTTTGTATTGCTCCAGTTACAGCAGGATTATAGCCATCCATAATTATCCCTCCCTTCCTATAATTTTACCTCGGACAGTAAGGTTAATAAGCTCTATTTCACTATTATTATTAGGAGTTACCAAAATATCAAAGTAAAATGTGTTCCCTATAAGATTAAGATGATGTAGGTCTGACTTAATCCCATTTTCTCCTAATAAAAACATAATAAATTGATCTGATACTTCTTTATCATTATCATTGTACCCTTTTATGGCTATTTGGGCTGTTCCAGCGTCAGTACCAGAAAAGGTAGCAAATGCCTTAATCCTTCTTACATTGGCCTGATAAAGTAGTGTGTTTGCAAACGGTTTAATCCCACTTTTAAGATGGCAATCATACTGAGCGCCAAGCATTGTAGTGCCAGTATTAAGTTCTACAATATTTTTGTCTGTAAAACCTATTAGCTTTTGCTCTTCTGGCCCATTATACGTTGCCCCTCCAATAAGAGGGGAATTTCCCCTATCCATCTGAGACCATTTCTTGTGTATAAGGTCAAAGAGATATTCTTTGTATTTAGCCCCATCGTGTAAAATAAGATGGAGTCTCGAATTGCGAACATCATAAAAAGTAGCTACTCTGTGTCTGAGTATCTCGTAGTTAGGATCCATGAATATGTTAGATATATCATCTGATATTGTGATAAGAGAGGCATTATCGAAAAGATACACCCCAGCAGGCCCTGCGAAAAGAACCACTGACCTATTTACTCCTTCTGTGATTCTTATTCCCAAGTCACATACAGCTACTGCGTTTGGGGACATAGCTCCTATACTTTTAGATACGGCAAGTATCTTCGTATCATCTTGTTTTGTCCCCTGCAGATAGTATAGAGATCTATCTTTAAATAAAAGCAGTGTTTCTGAGATGTCATTCCCATATCTTGAAAATAGGGATACTACTTTCCTAATCGGTTCCGCATCTCCCACATAGGCAGTAATCGTTTCTTCGCCAGACCAGATGTAGGGGCTCATTGGTGCTGATATTTTAACTTCGTTCGCAGATCCAGATAGTAACTCTCTCCCAGCTAAAACAAGCCTGCCGTTCCAGGAAGTACACGAAATATAACTTGAAAGTTCCTCGATAGCTGGGATTACCTCTATTTGATCTACAAAGACATTTGCGCTTAAGGCAGAACTCCATTGGAGCTTGTAGTAATATAGTGGCGTATCGGTATTTATTGTAGTTTTCCGTTCTTGGTTTGCGCCCGCAGGAGTAAAATACACAACACCGTCATGGTTAAAAGATTTGCCGTTTCTGCTTGTCTCATCTGAAATAGAATCTACTGCAACCCAATCACTCCCGTTGTGATAATACACGTTTAAAGTGCATGCGTTTTGGTTAGCCCATGTCTTACCCTCATATTCAGTTGCGAATGTGACCCTGAATCCCATGCATCTGACCACACTACCTATATATATTTCAGTGGCACCATCAAGCCTCATGGTTGTTTCTGGGCTTGGGATGTATGATGATGAGCTAAGCCAAGTAAGGACAGAGTCTCGCTTGGAAACTTGTATGGTGTGGTCTGTATAGTTACCCTGGTTTGATTTCAGGCACGAAGCAGGTGGGAAGGTCTGCCCACTCCAGAGATTGGGGATTTGTTGAGGAATAGTATCGCAAGTTAGGTAATAAAGGGTGATATTATCAGGGAGAGTCTGCGAGCCTATTAGTCGTATCCTATACCAATATAACTGCATAGTATACAAATATCTGTATTTGTCATTAGGCCATTTAGCAGTTATATCTTCTGTAAAATCAAAGCTAATTTTACCTGATCTGGTAAAGCCAATTGTGCCATCGGTTATACTTGGTGCTGTTTCCCATGTACTACCTGTCCATCTGCTAACGGATATGCTACTGCTTACAGTATTGGGTTGCGTCAAATAAACATTTATGCCTCTCAATGCTAAGGGCGATCCAATATATAATTCAATATACCCATCATTTGTTTTTTTTAGGGTAGCTTTTAGATTAGGATCTTCTGTAGCAACTTTATCGGTAATATCAACATATTGCAGGGAAGGCTCAGCAAGCACAACCTTTACATCATCTATATGCACAGCAGCGGGGTCTGATTCCACCATTACAGAGCCACTAAAAGCAATCGAACCTGCATCCGCTCCAGCAGTGATAATTTCGCTATAGGTCCCTAAATTATTTCTGGGAGTACCACTTGTCCCACCTAAGATGGGTGTGATCTCAAAATATATTGGTGACCCTTCTACAGCTGCAATCGTAAAAGTAACTATATAGTTTTTGTATTTCTTTAAGTCAGATAATGTTTGGCTTAACTGACCTGGGGAAGACCCACTGTTTAATTTGGCCATTTTGATCCCAGAATCCCAAGACCAGAGATTCCCCCATGTCCAATAGTCGTTTGTGTTAAAATCGCCATTTTTCACTATATCGTCTGATGTGCCAAATGGTATCGAATTTATAACAGCCCCTACTCTATGTTCATCTCCTCCGTATATTATATTATGAAACCCATTCGTAAAAACTATAGTATTGTCTGGCGCTATAGTGAATTGGCCTTTCAGATTTCCTTTGTACTTGATCCATTTTACTGTGCCGTCTTCAATGATATCGTTGTAATTATAGTCATCAAAATTAGGTGGAGTCTCCCCAGTTAGGCCAGATTTAGCACAATATAAGAAATAATCTGGTGGAGATGATATACGAGGTGCTACAAGTACGACATTACCCGCGTTATAATAAGCCCAGGATAAGTAATACCATGCTATAACTCGTTTCCTCAAATATGAAGATGGATTGCTATAGGTAGATGGAAGATCCTTTACATAATATAGGGAAGAGGCCTCAATAGCAGTAGTTGAATAAGTATCATTAAGGTAAGTCTGGTAGGCTATAATCTTTTCGCCTGAAATCTCACCTGAAATAAAAGCACAAATAGCCCATTTTTCAGACGATGATAATTGCGCCATACCTTTAGCAGTTTTTATCCCATTTTGCGTATATACAAAATTAGTAAGTTCCGAGAAATCGTTCTGCCCTATTAGGAAGGAGGAATGGGATGTAATTAACTTCCCAGTGAAAGGAACATCATGGTAAAAGTCCTGGCTTGCAGTGATGTTAGCCATATTCTCCTCTTAGAGCTACACTTCTTTCTTCCATTGCCACTTGATCTGCGGCCTGTACTCAGCACTCTTAATAGGAGCATATCTCCTAATACCTGCCTCAAATATCATGAAGTATTTATCGCCATATACTGGTTCTCTGTCTTTGTATTTATATAACCAGCATATATAGCAAGCTACTGGAATGAGTAGATCCTGTGGGATGGGAATAGGCCTATAAGGAGAATATATCGGTGGAAGTGTATGGTAATAGTATATGTCAAGATCAAAGTTCTCTGATGGTGTGGGATAGAATGTTATTATATTGATAGGCGGACGGGTAATAACATATTTTTGATTCACATCTATAGATGTTGGTGGTACTGTTGCTATGATAAGAGTAGTTGGAGAAATATAGTCCACAATATAGCCATTGTAGACATATACAGTATGCTCTAAATGGATTGTTCCACCTACGAAGCTCTGGAAAAAGTACGCTCCCAAATCTGTGAGTTGGACTTCACCATTTATAGGGTAAGCAGCTTGGCTTGCCATTCCTCTTATTGTTGAATCAGAAAATCTAAAATTTAAAGTATAGTTTGTAGGTATCTTTGCCGTGACTGATTTATCTAACCCAAGATAAGTTCCATAGTCTATATAAGAGATCTTGTTGTTCTTATAGTAGATAACTGGTTCTGCGTAGTCATCTGTGGATCTGGCAAAAAACTTTAAAAAATCGTATGGCAAGGCATAAGAGGCTTGCCCTGCTAATATGTTAATGGTGCTTTGCTTGATAAATAACTGAGTCCTTCTAACTACTTCCCTTAATGCGGCATTCAGTAACTCGTAAGTAGTAGCGTCATCAATGAATGATGAGGTTTCTGCTTCATTTATGAGGCTATAAACTTTTGATATTACTGTTTTGGCATCCATTAGGGCCTCAAGATTTCAACATTAGTTGGCTCCCCTAAAATTTTCCTGCCTATTTTCCACATTAACTCTGCTTGCGTCCTACTCACCTTCCCTTTCACGGGTTTAATGTTACATGCCATGGCCCATTTGAGTTCCATATCATTCAAAGAGATAGCAGGTTCTGCCATTCTCCTTGCTTCTTCACTGGGATCCACTATTCCTCTCTCCATCTGATCCCTGGGGAATAGGGAATTAGCAATCTTTTCCGATAGAGTACTAACTACTTTGGCAATCATATCAATGCTCTTTTTATTGAACTTTGGTATGGCATCGTTCAGTGATTGGAGCCTTTCCTTATATGTTTTCAGCTTCGCATTGAATTCCCCTCTCCTGCCGTCAGGGACATAACCTTCTTTCAGGGCATATTCCATCCTGGAGATAGTAGCTTCAAGCTCTTCTCTGTAAGCAGAATTGTACCACAATGGTAGGGTGCTTGCGATCTTTTTGCCGTCTGGGGACAAATCAGATTGTGTAAATACTGTAAAGTCTGGATTTTCCCAATCATCAACATCTGTTCTAATAACCTTAGTAGGTGTTGCTACCGCCATACTTACCTCCTCTCGCTGTTTAGTAGTTTATCCCCTATGGCCATGAAGGCCACAGGGGTTATGTTATTTATACAATAGATCCAAAGATCCCACGCCAGTTAATCCATCCACAACCAAATGAGCTATAAACACTGTGCTTGATTGAGAAGGTTTCAAAGTCTGTAATTGTGGCATGTTCCTCTTTGATCCTATCCAGCCAAATCACAAATTGCTTGAAGTACCTTGAATCAATCAAAAACCAGTTGGTGGTGGATACCTGATCAAGATATACCCAAGGTATAACCTTAAATGCCTTGTACAGGACATTTATAGCGTGATTTGCTGTAGTAGGATCTAACTCCGATTCTGCTCCTGACCTGGGATCATAGCCAGTAATTTCAAGTGCAGCATCATACAACGATACAGGCACCACAAGAGTATCAGGCATCACATCAATCGGGTTCCCAACATCGTCCTTAAATTTCATCATGGTTACCCTTGCAGCAGCCAGGGAGGTCTTACTCAATGCAGATGTTCCATAGTTTGTGAACCCTGAGGCAGTGGACACTCCACTTTTGGTTGAATGGTTACCACATAGAGCAACGCCTTCTTCGTTTTGCATAAACTCCCACGCAGCAGAGAATGCATAATTGAAGATATTGGCGGCTCTTTTCTCTTTCGTCCTTGCCAGACTACGCCCAAGGGCTTGCTGGAAGTTTTCCATAACCCTAAATTGCTTGGTGTCTATGAGTCGCCTTTCGATCATAACGCCAGCAGCAAATTCCTGGGTTTCTATTCTTGTCCAGAATCCAGGAGCAGGGCTAATATATTCCAGCTTCCCGTCAAACTTAGGAATATCAGGCAAAGATCCTACATCCCAATATTCCTCGGCAAGCCTATTAGTTTTATCCACCCCAAACAGTTGCGGAGCAACTAACTTAGTTGGGGAGAGATAATCTTCAAGGACTTTGGTAAGGTTCCTATCAAGGAGTTTTGCAAAATTCTGTAAAGTTATTAGATCAGCCATTGTTTACCTCCTATGCAAACCTAAAAGTTACAGTTTCTTGCCCAGGCACAGCCAGATTAACTTCTTCAACTATAATGTAGTAGTAGTTGGAAAGAGCATTTGCTGGGTCTACATACATGCTAAGAGAGTCAAACTGTACTTTTGATTGGCCAAGTGTTACATTAGCTCTTACAAAATAATCTGATGTCGCTATTGCGTAAGGCCAATATACAGGGAAATTAGATGTAGTTTTAGAACCATCGTTGCTATCATTACCGTTGACCCTGTATATGCCTTTGTTAGCACCTGAACGGCAGTAGAATACAGTGTTGTAGTCTACTGTTCCTTGTGAGCTTTCAGCTTTAGTTATTGTAGCACCTGAGGCATTTGCATCAGCGGGGTGAAATTCTGTTAATGCTCCGCCGAATGTTCCTTGAATGACTGTATCCTTCCCTATAAGCTCAACCTGAACCATAGGGATAGGATCTCCAAGGCTCCACATCCCCTGTGCTCCTTGCCATTTACGGGCCTTTTGATCAGATTGACTTTGGGCGCCTGTTATGTAATCGGTTTTATAGGTAGAGCTATAAGTAGGATCTTTATCATTAGTAGCCACTACAACACCAATAGGCCTTTTTGTATCGCCTAAAGTAGTCGCAGATCCAAGAGGGAATACAAGCCCACCTATAGTCGTTACCAGTTGCCCTACATATATTGTTTGGCCGTTGGCTACGGGCAACCATATAGTACCAAGGCCAGATTCCTTTGCTACTTTAAACATATCATAACCTCCTTCTATTTAGCTTTTCTGTTTACACCAGCTTTCGGGCTGATAACTTCGGTTTCCATTGCGGCCCTAATGTCATCATCCTTCAAGCCAAAGTATTCTGCCAGTTCATACGATGTAGGATCAAGATTATATTTTTTACCATAGTCCGATGTATTAGACCTGGAAGGGTAATTAGGTGAATCACCACGTCCTTTGTAAGTTTGCCTCGATAGAACTTCTACTTTTGCCTTTAAATATCCTATCTCAGCATCCTTAACAGGGTCGCCAGTGAACACCATATTGTATTTGTCTGCCCACGTGTTGTAAATCTCGGTCCTGAGACTGCTGTCCTCTTGACCAAGAAAGGTTTGGAATGTTTTGACATAAGCATTTTCATATTTAGTTTTCTCTTCCATCCGTCGCCTTTCCCGTTCTTCGAGGAGCTTCAGGACATCCTTTTTAGTAGTAACCACCTCATCATCCTCATCATCATTGGATTCATCATGAGGATAATCTTTTGTAGATCCAGGTTTGGACACACGGTCCACGAGGCTCTCCAGAAGTTTCTTTTGTTCCTCCAGAGTTGTTGTCAGAGTAGTCATCATGGTTTCAAGGTACTTAACCTTCCGTCCAAGGCGAGAGCGTTCTGCTGAGTCGTCTTGTGGCGGTTGGGAGTCCTTTCCACCACCCTGAGCATCTGGGGAAGGAGTGCCGTCTTCCTGACCTACTGTCTGTTGCCCTTCTTCTGGGTCTAACTTTTCAAAATCTACCATGTATCCTCCTATTCAGTTTGGATAACTTCTTGTGAATTCTCATATGTTATAATATATGAACTCCATTTCTGAATCAAGTCAGTCAATATCTTATACTCTATTTTATCATGATCTGTTGATTCTAACGAAGCTATCTTTTCCAGGGCTTTAGCATGCATATTTACAAGATCGTTCAGGATGGCTTGCCCTACGTCTGTTTCTATAGCTTCAACGAAAGGCTTTATCTTTTTAAGCAAAACAAGAGCTTGATTTTTGATGGTAGTTGTATTCCTCAAATAGCTTGTAGGCGATGTGGTAATGCCTTGAGGCCTATCGTGTCTCATTTATATCCCCCTTGCTGTTTGTTCGCCCAAAGACATCTGCATACCGTATTGGTTCGATGAGGCAACCTCTTTTGGTTTGGGTGCCTTGCCTGTGGAGATGGGTTGCCCTTGCTCTTGCTCTTGTGTCGGGCTTCCCTGGAATAATCTTTGTAGTACACTATACTCCCCACCCATTAGCTTCAGGATTTCCTGCAAGATATAGTTCGCAACATTGATAGCTTGAGGATGCTTGAGATTAGAAACGATTTGGAGGATATTAATGTAGTTCTGGATCTTATTTCTTTTTGATTGTTCGAGTTCCACTGCTGAGGTAACTGGTTTATAGGTATAGTCTGCATCTGGGTCAAAATAAACTATCAAGTCTCCAAGGATTTCTCTTGCTGTTTCTTCTCTCATGTATTGATATGCCATCTGAAGCATGATCCAATAGAGTTCACAGTTAAATGTGTACTCAAATGAAAGCGCCTTATATGACATTCTCGTATCTGCTCTTTGCTCTGCACCTGCTACAGCAGTTGCTGTAGTAGAAGCCTTTATAGATCCGATGTTCCCCATAGTAGTAGGGAATATGGCTCTTACCTGCTGTAGTTCATTCACAAGTCCAGCAAATTGCGCCATAGCTCCTTGTATATTATCACTAATTTTTAGCTCCTGGAGGTCATTTGCTGGATCATCGAGCAACAAAGGTTTATTAGGGGATATTACGAGTTCTCCTGGGTCTATATCAACATTCCTGCGGAGCTTGAAAGCAGGGAAAGTAGCAAGCATAACTCTGTCATTTGAAATGTTGATTGTGTCATTGATGGCTTCTTGTAGATTGAGAGCAAATTCGGTATCCGTACTTCCTTCTGATCTGGAAGGATGAATATAATAAATACCTCTTACGATAGGCCTATATGGAATGTTTTTGGAAGTTACATTTCGTTGCGGATCAAACCTGATGAGGATATAATTACTTCCAGATTTAACAAAAGTTATGATTGTCTCTATTAACTCTGCTTTTTCGAGTGGATTGCCCTGGGGATCTATCCCAGGGGAAATTCTGAGAGGAACCCCATACTTATCTCTTTCAAGTACTATCGCCCAGAACTTACCGTACCGTTCGTAGACATCATAGAGAAGTTGCGCTGTGTAGGGGAAAGTATATCTTGTATCTTTGTTGTAAGACTCCCTGGCGGTTTCAGTTTCGGGATCAGGCTTAAGTTCTTTAACTTTATCTAAGTTGAAATAGTTGCATAGTTCCTTATCCTTCTCAAGTTCGTCATATGATTTCTCATGCCTAATAATTACATATCGTTTTTCTTGGATAGAGTATGTGTATTCAGGGCTCACAAAAACATTTCTTGGATCAATCACATCACAGTTAAAATGATCCTTGATAATCTTTTCTTTTTTCACAACCCTTGGCACAGTGATCCTGGTTGGGGGGTTATCACCTATCCCTGGTATAATTTGTTCTTCATGAATTATATCATCTATCTCTTCGATTTCCTGTTCCCACCAACACAACATATAAACCACACCAGCCAGTTGTCTTATAGCAGATGCTCTTATAAGCTTTTGGAAGTAATATAAGTCTTTTCTGTTTAGCATCTTATTTATAAGTCTTTTGACAGCATCACATTTGTCCTTGTCTTCTGGATTATCCCCTTCAAGATAAACTTCAACGAAATCTCTTGTTTGGAAATACTGTGAGGCTACTATAGAGGCTTCTGTGATATATGATGAGAAGAACTCTGGGATATTAACATCTGATTGCCAAGCATATTTTTCTGACGTTCGATAACCGTCTATAACTGCGATAGCTTTTTCATAGGTATCTGAGATAAGGGCATTATTAGACCTTGAAGCATTGATCTCTGTGCTGACGATATTAGCTATTGTTGCTTCCACATCTTTGATCTTCTTTTTCATCTGATAGCCCCAGAAGTCTTATTATTAAAATACGGCAATGTATTGTCAAGACTATTCACCACTAACCTAATAGGGCTCATCAATGCTCGTTCTTTAAGAGCGCCTTCCAATGCTGTGCAAAAATGGCTATATTTCTGTTGAGGTTTTTCTTTCAAATCGTTTTCAAGGAGTTTATCCCTATCCTTCCAGCTTTCATAGCTCCAGTTTTTCATAGACTCTATAGTATATCTGCATGTAGAAAATATCCAGATGGTGGGGATACTTCCGTTTTGGTTATTAAAGGGTCTCCCTGCCATAATAGATCCCTTTAATCTTCTTCTGACTTCTTCTCTTCCAACAGAACTCTGTGTGTCAAAGCTTCTCCAATAAGCCCCAGAGCAAATACCTTCCTGTTTAAATTTAAAAAACAACCTATTGAGTTCCTGGACTGGAGAGGTAGAGGTAGTGATTGATTTGATCTGTGCTCTTGGGTCAATAAGATCTGCTACATATCTGTATTTCTTTGATTTCCTGGCAATAAGCATTGCTATCTGGTCTATAGTATGGCTATGAGGAGACACCTTAAGTTCATCATAGATAAATACTTCGTTTTGGGGTGAGATGGCCCCCCACAAGCAAGCCCAATCGTTAGATTCATGATAATCTATGGTTCGGAAATGTTTCCATTCTGCGGGGACATTAGTAGATCCAAAGTAGTCTATGGGATTAATCACATGTACAAGTGCATTGAAATCCTTATATACCTTGCCAGACACATTTGAGAATAGGCCATACCTTCTAACATCAATATCTGCTTCTTCTGCCATCATAAAGAATCTTGTGTCTATGAACTCTTTGTAGCTACCGTAAGGAGGTGTATCACCTAAGGTTTTATACTTTTCTAATTCTCTCTCATAGATCTGCATGAGGTATGGATTGTCGTCTGTAGCACTATAGATTACGGTAATATCAAGGTTGCTGTCAAGGTGTTGTTCTTCAAATGCTTCTGCATGTCTCATTCGTTCTTTTAGACGTTGGACAACAGCTTTTGATCTATAGATGTGTTTTGCTTTCTGGTATATCATAGTATAGATCCATTCTGCTTCACTTTCTGCAGGTGTAAGGGTGATTATCATATCCCCACCTGTACTAAGCAATCTCATGTAGTTTTCCTCAAATACCGAGTAAGGCGGGCATTCATCCATCCATATATACGCCCTTTCTACTCCTGCCATAGCCCCAACAGATTGGGCGAATGAGGTAAATTCAACCTGGATATGTTTAGCTGAAAATGGATCTCTTATAGTAACAACGGGATTTTTATAGGTTATATCCTTAACTATAAGTTCAGAGGGTAATCTTTTCATTAGCTCAGGATACTGTGTGTTTTTCACTGTAGTTTGCCCTTCTACTTTAGAAGGCAGAACTTTTGAGGCAAATCTCACAACTCTGGAGGGCATATCGTCAGAGAAGTTTTTGTGGGGGATAGGATGAATGCGGAATAGACGGAGCATAAAGTCCATAACAGCAGTAGCTGTTTTGCCTGTTCTATTGCCTCCTATAAGAACAGTAATAGTAGAGTTAGAGTGGGTTAGCTTGTCTAACTGGAAGGATGGGATAAAATCAGCAAATGTAAACTCTGCCGCCATAATGCCATATTGCTCCCTATGAACATGTGCAGTTTATCTTAAGTTATCAATGGCTAACTGTTTATAACCATGGATAAAGTTAGGAACTATAGATTATCTCAATGAGATTACAATCTTTCCTAACCATAGCAATATATCATCCTCATCTATGAAAATGGCTTGGCCATTTTCTGTTAGTAAGAACTGATCTTGCTGACATGACAAGATATACGATATTACAGCCTCAATATAAGAGCTTTTGGTGCTGGTAGCTAAAAAAATAGCTTGCCCATCCTCTGTTAACAAAAACTGTTCATCCTGGCACCACAAGACATATGGGACTACAGCATCACTAACACTTGGTACCTTGATACCTCTTACTGGCTGGTTGAAGAAGTATTTGATTTCTGACTGATTTGCTACTGCACACGCTACACTGAAGATTGGATTACCATTTGCGTCTGTAACAGTAAATGTATCACCAACGAATGTAGGGTTTTGCCATTCGATAGAATTGAGGAAGAATACAGTTTTGGAATCGCCATAGAGGATATCACCTAAATCTATTTCAGAGGTGAAGGTATCAAGGACTATAGGGTTTGTAGTTAGGCTGTTTGCCATGGCAACTCTCCTATAATTTTAAAATATCCAAGGCTTTAAATGCCCTACCCTAACCTCAGGATCTATAAATATTTCAAATCCTGCTTTTTTAGCATTGATGCAGAAGCCAACATCTTCCATTGAGAAATCCTTGCAGTTATCTATTTCAAACCATTCAGGTCTGAACCAAGGGTATTCCATTTTCTCAAATACTCCTTTCTTGATAAGACAGAAACCAAAACCTATGTAGTCAACAGGAATAAGACCTTGTCCGTTCTTCTCTGCTTTCTCTATCGTCTCTGGTGTTAGATATTCCATGTAACCGTTTTTCCTGAAATAGTCTTCATTTATATAGCCACAGGTAAATCCATTGCCGCCTTCAAAGGATTGCAGGGCTGATACTATGTCTACGTTGTGGTTGAGTAATCTCTGGAATTGTGCTGGAGAAAAGATAGTATCGCTGTCTATCCAACAAGTATAGTCGTAGTCTAATTTCCCATCAAACGGTCTTTGGTCTTTTCCTCTTTGGACATCTGCGCCAAGCAACATGTTTCTCACATAGTAGATGTTGCAGGAATATTTCCTGTTAACGATAACCTGTATCCCATTCTGAACGCAATAAAATAGCAAACTATTCCAACAATCAAGCCATTCGCCACTGAATTGTCTGCCAGGTATGCAAAACAGCACTTTCATTATTGAGCTACCTGCGCTTCAAGTTGTTCTACCTTCTGAATGAGTAACTGAACAGCACCATAGAGAACTTTTACAATCTGGTCAGAGTTGACTGTCTTGCAGTTTTCTATTTCAACCTTGGTCTTTTTTGGTCTTGTTTTCTTTACCATCCTTGGGACTTGATAGGTTAATTGAGTACCATCCTCTTTAAGAACAGGATTGCCTTGTTCATCAACTACCCCTACCTCATCATACAAGAATGTTTTCTTTTCTTCTGTTACTGTTATAGTGACTTGAACAGGCACACCGTCTCTGATTTCAATAACTTTTTTTTCTCTCTCTATTGTTTCTATTGTATAATCATGCTCCTCGTATTCTTCCACACCGTCATCAATTTCTACATCGCCTGTATATTTAGGAATTATATCAACAGCTTTAGGGAATACCTGTTCAACGTCTGTTGCTATCCAGCCAAGCATACCTCTATCTTTCGCTGCTTTTGAAGAGTAAATGTCATCTCTCCATCTAAAGTATTTGAGTGGCAGAGATTTAACTATTTCAAGACAACGATTAAGGTCAGCAAGTTGAATGTCTGTTTTCAGACGTTCGTCTGATGTTACTGTCCATGTGTTTGTTGATGGTTTAGCAGCAGAGTCAGTACTAAGTTCTAATTGATAAGCAGGGTTTGTTTTGCCGATGCCGACGTTACCATTGCAAGTAACAACGAATCTTTCTGAAACAGGTTGACCTGTTCCTCTTGGAGCAGTAAAGATACAGAATCGAGATAAATCACTATCACCCGTCCCATACCACCCTATACCGCCCTGGTCTCTGCTAGGAGTATCAGAAGTCATAGTTGTCGGAAAAATTCCTGTACAGGTTGCAACTGCTCCAGAAAAAGTAAAATATTCTACGGCTGTATTTTCGCCCAAATAAGCCCTTATCCCAACCCCTCCGTATATTGCAGTATTTTGTAAAGCCAAAACGGGGTTAGTAAACCATGTTGACGCATCAGAAATTGATGCGCTTAGCTTCGCAGCTGGACTCGCCGGCCCAATGCTAACGTTAGTCCCATCTGTATAGATAGGGCTATCCTCAAGCCCTGTTGAATCACTTGTATGTTTTGGAATGTAGCCGTTTGAAAGATTTGTTAGTTTGACTGTCCCAAAGGTAGGACTGGCATCACTCCTCACACTCTGATTTACCATTTGGTTCAACAAATTCTGGGGGGTGATTTTTTTAGTCACATTGTTAGCAACATCAACAATCGGCAAAACATCATTGCCTAGATTAGGGGTTGTATAATTGGTCAATTCTGTGATCTTCGGCATGGTAACCTCCTTATTTTGTTATTTAGAGGGCTTTGCCCTCTATCTATCTAAGCTTAATCTCTCTCCAAACCATTCTGATATTATAGCTATATAGAACTGTTTTATACCTGTGTCAAGGGGAATGTTTAATCCCCATGATATCCCTATGTGAAATATGGCAAAACTGATTACTACTGGGCGGATTAATGCACGCCAGCCTGCAATCCACGTAGGGATATTTCCTACAACATCCCTATTGAACCATTTGACTCGGCTTTCAGTATATGTTGTGAGAGCCTTAATGTAGTCTGGTAGTGCTTCTGGTTTAGTGGTTGCAAGAGAAGCCATAGTTGATTCAGGTGAATCATCCCCTTTTTTGAGCAGTTTTTTCTTGATTAGGTCAAATACTGGGGGGAGGATTAACCCGCCTAATGATATGAGAGCATCTATACCCATGATCCTTCCTTGTATAGGATCTTATAAAACATTGTATGTAAGTGTAAATTTATAATCATAATTCTTCCTCGTAGAATACATTCCATAGTCTTAATGTTCGGTTAATCCAACCTCGGAAGAACTTACTCTGATCTTTGTTACGATCCACTAATGAAGAATAGTATAACTGCATTTTGAATAAGAAGTCACGCCAGTTAGCTGTTTGGTTGCGAGCATTGATGGATGGTTTAGGGGCATTAACAAGCATACAAAAGAAGATGATATTGTAAGGGTAGGGAAGAGAGGCGCAGTCATATTTATTCCAGAAATTGGTGAGGTAAAACGATTGTGCGTAGGCCTTGGATTCCTCAGGAGACATATTAGACATAGCTGATACTACTTCAGGGAAGTTCCTCTCTGATATTCCCCAAATTGTTCTCCCCCCTAAATCTCCTTGGAGGTCAGAAGTGTATCCTTCCAATTCACACAACTTCTGAAACGCTATTTCAAAGTACTCATCGTTATCAGGCATTTTGGCCTCCGAGGAGTCTAATAGCTTGATCTCTTGTTATGTTGCATCCATATTTGGTTACCAAAAAGTCTGCTATCACTTCAAGACCAGTAGGCATGATCTCCAACTGTTTCTTATATGCCTCTATTTCAAATTTAAGTCTCCAGGTTTCGGAAAACTTATAAAGCAAGGCATATCCTATCCAACCATATCTCCAAAACTGTTTGCAGTGGGTTAGTTCATGTTGGATGATTGCTTCAGGTGGATTAGGATTTGTTAGGACAAAAAATCCATATGATTTAGCAAAGTATTTATCTACTTTGCAAACAATGAATAGTACAGGGATTATCTTATATATCCATTTGATAAACATTTATGTCGCTCTTCTTTTCCTCCCACGTTTTCTTTTCTTAGCAAAATCCTCTAATTGTTGTTCTGTCATTGACTCAGCAATCTTAGCAAGTTTAGGGGAATAAGATTTAGGGGTCTTTTTCCTCTTTATGCTAAGAGCTATCGCCATTGCCCTTCTTTGTTTCTCTGATACTGCTGGCATTTGTTATCTCCTTAAAGCTATACTTAAGGTTTCATTTTACCTGCGAAAATAGCAGTGATACCACCTAATACTCCGCCAAGGAATGAAAGTGCTTTATCAAAATGCTTGTGGTTTTCAAGTAGCTTAACTCTACGATTAAGATTTTGAATAGCACAATAAACTAACCAAGATTGTTGTGTCTGTGGCAACTTCTCCCAATCCTCTCTGGCTATATCAACCATAAAACCATCCATCTGCCAACCCCTATTTTGTATAAGAATATTCACTGCTTGGTGCATTGCTTTCTCTTACAGATCCTATTGTTGCCATCTTTATATCCATCTATTTTGTGTACTGTGCCCCGCAAAACGGGCAGTTAGATGTTATTTCATAATCTTTTATTGGGCCATATTGATTGTAATAGGCAAAATTATTCTGGCTTTCGATTAATATATATTGCCCCTCTGCTCCTTTTAGAGCTGGCATTATTGGATTTTGATATGGTAATTTATAAGGGAACAAGATCTCATAACTATCTTGTGCGTTAATGGGATCTAAACTCTCAGTGATGAGGTAGTAGTATAGTAACTCATCCTCACAAGTGATGACTTCCTCTTTTATATCTGATTCTATGATATTGATTGAACTTCGTGACTGGGTTGGGGAGATTTTCTTAGTATCTATTATAAATCCACAAAATTGGCATCTTATAAACCTGTTCTTGGCATCTCCATCCCCAGGTAAATACCGAGCTTTTTTAACCCCTCTTGATTTCCTTGTTATCTCGGTGTCTCCTACCCTGGAGTACAGCATGATTATTACCCGTCAGATGAGTTTATGCTTTGTGAGTTCCTTAAGGTTTCCTGGAATTGCTTAGTTAGGTTCTCAACAACTTTGCTTGTGGTTTTCTCTGCAAATACTGACTTGAGAGTGTCAAAAACATTTAAGGAGGAAAGGATTTTGAGGGCTACTTCTGCTTTTTGTTTTTTGAGGTCAGGATCCTTACTGCGTAGAAGGTCTATCACAGCCTGCACGGCATCGGGTAAAGCCTCCGCCAGCATAGCCGCATGATCTCTAATGCCATCATCAGGGTATTGTAGCTGTATCTTTCTCCCTGCCATATCTATCTCTTTAACATAGTTTGGCAAAATGTCAACTAAATTTTTTAGCCAACCACAAAAAATTTTCCCGTTTTTATGTCGCTCATCCGTATGCCCCAGGAAGAGTGGAAACTATAAAATCTGGCTAAGTTTAGGTTAGAGGGCATCTGCCACACAAAACACCCCGCGGGGAGGGGAAGATCTGGATAAACTATCTTCTCTTAATTTCCCGAACTTTTTGTCTTATGGTTCGAATAACGCACCAGACGCACAGAAATGGCCCTATTTTCGATTTTGCGATCTGACCCTTATAAAGATACTTACAAAGACATTATCGGCGCAAGGAGAGGCTATTCTGCCAGCCTGAGAGGCATTTCTTAAAATATCACAGACTATATTCCCTCTGACCATGATTATGGGGGTGGGCAAAATATAATCAAATTATCTAATTTTTCCGATTTAAATTCGAATAACTCACCAGACGGCCAGAATTGCCTTTATTTTCGATTTTTGTCTTCAACCCTTTATTTGGTATTGACTCTAATGTTATCGCCTCAAAGAAGGCTATTTCTGTGAGGATGAGAGGCATATTTGTGATATGTCTCTATCTGATTTCTATGAAGGCAGGTGGATGGTTGGGGTAGATGCTAACAGAGAGTGTAGATTTGGGTGTGAGGGGGCTAATGCAGGGAAGGGGTAATTAAGTAGGGACGAGAGAGGGGGGGGTGGGGTGGCGGCGCGCTTTTTTACTTCTCTCTTCTCTCTCTCTTCTCTTCTTTCTAGATATCCAGATTATATCTAGTACGCGTATTACTAGTAATGCAGGTTATATAGTATACGCGTATTACTAATCTTTAAATTATATATCTAGGTATTTAATATATATACTAGTCCAGTCAAGACTAATACACTAGTAGATTTACTAGTACTATCTAGTGAAATATAGCACCGTAGTTTTTAGAGTAGTTTGTGTGTATGTAGTAGTTATATACTTAGGGATAGAGGGGGTATAAGGGGGAGAAAGGGATATTAAAATTTTTTCACATAACTCTTTGCAACGCCTCAAACCCAGGTAGAGCCTTCGTTTCAGCGTTTTTTGTATGTAATTCTAATACAATGGAAACTTTATTCTAAATTCAGGTTCCCTGATTTCCGTAGGGAAACTATATTTCACGCTCGAGTTCCAATGGAAACCGAAATCTAAAATGAAGTTTTTTTAGGTACAAAAAACTGAACTTTGCAATAAAGTTTCCATGTTTCACCCCTATTTTACCCCATACTTTCCCACCTTTCCCACATATTTTGGCACTTTTTGGCACTTTTATGTACCTTTTATTTTCACTAATAACGCTCAAACCATGTATTACCAACGGCTGAAAAAATGTACCTAAAAATAAATGTTCATATAAAGAAACACAAATCCCAATGCCGAACAATACCACACAACATAACCATCCAACCCTGTAATACAAAGCTACACGATACCCTAACACCACATCACAACATCCCCACCTCACACCCCTCTACTAACCCCCACTTACCCCATAAAAATCGCAAAAGTTAAATCTATCATACCAACATCGCATCAGACCATAACCTACCCTAACCATACCCACCTATCACCAGACCACTAAATCATCTCCTAACAGCTGAACACCCTAATAGCTATCCTTACACACTCGCAACCACCTGAAAGGATAGGCGATGGTATATCACAGCAAGCAGGAGAATATGCGCGGGTGAGAAGGTGTGGGGGAGAGAAAGAGCAACTCACAGCTATAAAGACCCCCCATTATTTGCCACCCCCCCATCCGCTCCCCTCCCCCGTCTTTCGTGTCCTTTTTGGCTTTTAGGATCTCAAGAGGCTTCACACGTTGTTTTGTCGTTATATTGTTTCGATCTCATGTGCATTTAACTTTTGCATAAACCGAACGTTTTTTTAAAATCGTCGTAGTTTATTCATCGAACGGAAAAAGATTAAGGAAGATTGAGCTAAATCATGCGTTAGAGTTTACATAATATGAGATTATCAGAAATTTTTTTGTTCACGGGTTGAACGATCGTTGGGTAGTTGTAGTCGCATCAATGTTTGAAGGCGGTTTGTGTATATATGTTTTGAACAGAAATTCTTGGAACTATTGATCCTCAGTCGTTCTGGCGGTCTTTGTTCAATATGTGAACAATCCCCAAAATTCCGTCCTTTTTTTATGTTCCTATTATACAAACAGAAATTCGTGAAAGCTTTGAACGGCAACGGACTTGGCGGTAATTGTTCAGGAATTGAACAATTGGAGAGCAAAAAACGTGTGTATAGGCTTGTCCGATCGCCCTCTTTGGATCTCCCTATCTCCCGCGCTACCCCACAAAACCATTTAAGTATATGCTTAAATAGTTATATACTTTTGCTATCTGGATATGAGTATATGCTCAGATAGTTATATTTTCTCACTTGGGCTGGGCTATCGATCTATCTAACCATATAACTATATAGCTATATAAGCATATGCTCAAATAGTTATACGTTTTCTTAATCATGGGAAGGCATCATTCTGTATGCTACAATTTTGTAGAACTTTTACAATTTTGTAGCATGGTGGGGGATGTGACAAAAATTGTCACCAGGTATGACAAAATTTTGTCAGTTTAGGGTTGGGGTATGTTACAAGATGCAACAGTAAGAGATTACATCGTTGTTGATCGTCATATGCGCAAACATATTTACAAATCTCATCTTGTGTGTGTAGCTAAGTTATTGTTTTTCTTGTCTATCTGCTATTTTTGCTTGCATAAACAGAACTATGACTAATTAGTCAAGCTAAGTGGTTGAAATGCTTATGAATAAAAATTTTTTTTGATGGTCATTTTTTTCTTGACATTAAAATTTCAAGAGATACAATGAGCACAAATAAACAGAGGAGATGAACTAAAAATGTACATCAAAAAAGGCAATATATTAACAATTAGCAAAGTTAAGGCTTTTTTAAATACAAAGGCGAAACTATCTCAAACTAATCTTGAATTTTACGCAGAACAATTTGTTTGGATTAACGATTTACTATTGAGTGGCAAAAAGAACTCGGTTTGTGGGATGCTTGAAAAAGCTCCCAAAACTCTTGATGGCGGTTATCATTACTATTCAATTATTTATGTATCGCCAGACTTTGAAATTACCCGTGTCTGGATGCCAGGCATTGCGCGCTTCATCGGTGCGTATTGTTTAGAAAATAACAGAGAAAAAAGAGGCATTCCACTTTTCGGATTTAAGAGCAATGCAATTGGCATGTCTCGGCTATTAGATGCGACAGAGAAGTTTTTTAGAGTTTTAGAAGATATGGGCGGTTGCTATGCTCAAATTTCATTGCTTTAAATTTTCAGATTTTCCCCAGGGGGCCATGCTCCCTGGCTTTAATCTTCTATAAAAAAAGAAGAAGTGGGATTAAAAAGGAACAATTATTAAGATTTTTAAAACTTAAAGCAAAACGCATATTATGCAATTGAGCACAAAAAAGGAGGTAGGGGAAATGAAGTTATTTACGTTCCAAGACGGGAAAGTAAAGCGTTATTTTGTCAGGAAGAACAACAAAATTGAGTTAACGAAAGACCGTTATATTGCCACACCAAATTGGTTCCCTGCTCATCTAAAATTTCCATACCATGTAAAACATATCAAACAAGGAATTTTGATATATGTTCACGGTGAGGATCAGTGGTATTTACTTCCTGAAGGTGGTGGTGACTTGAGAGACTTTTCTACACTTGTCATAGCTAAAGAAGTAACTCGGATTTGTAATCTAAGTGGCGTGGAAGTTGTCTATTCAAGTGATCTTCATCCCACATCAAATTTGGGAGAGAAGAAAGTGTTTTTGTTGAAATTCGCCGTGAATGGTCATGTCATAATAGATAGGTGGTACGTGTTTTGGGATTATAAAGATCTTAACGTGATTGACGTAGCATCATTACCTGAGAGTTTGCAACCAAAAGTATGACATATGAAAATAAAAGAGAGGAGGATAAGCAATGAAAATGTATTTTAGAAACAACACTGATTACAAATCAACAAAAAGGAGGCAAGGAAATGAATAGAAAATGGGAATTCGTAGGCGAGGTAGACAAGCCTGCCAGAAGGTGGCAAGAATGCTTCAGAATTTGGGGCGTAACTCCCAGGGCGAAATTTACTGCTACTTATCCACGCGGCAGCAAATCGTCTTATTTATGGAAAGTAACAGAGAACGGCCAAGAGCAATACGCGCTCAGCAGTTGTGCTTATGCGCGTGGTCGCGTGCTTGTCTGCACTTTTTATCTGTTCACAAGCACAGACGTCAAGAAGATTGCTAAAATTTCAAATATCACCAAAACTGTGAGCATTGCAAAACACGTATTTTATCCACAACAAAAACAAATCCAGTGTCCGTTTTGCAAGGAAATTTTGTATTGTGCAGAAGAAGTTTCATTCACAAATTTTGTAATGCTGCGCATCTCAAATCCGTGTCCACACGCATCTATGTTTGCTGGCAAAAACCTAAAAACTGATAAGTATGACGTTCTTTTCCAGAAAACAGAAAATGTTGTTATATAACCACACAAATGGGAAGGAGGTTTGAAAATGTCAACAAGTAAGAAAGATTTTAAACGGTCCTCCTTTCTATTCTCAATCTTACCTTGAAAGATAAAAATTGAAATCAAAGGAGGAGCACTATGCAATTTCAAAATTACTTAAAAGCAGGTTACCCTTGTTTGTGGGTTCAAACACATGAGGAAGGGAGAGCGATCTCTCAGCTCTCCCAGGAGGCTGAGGGTTATGCAATATACTCATGGGACCTCGTGGCAGGTCTCAAAGATCACACAAGCGGTCAGGTTCGCCAAATGCCTGATCCGCTCAAACCGTTGCAAGCAGTTTCAACATTGCCTGAAAGTTCGATTCTCTTTCTGAAAGACTTCCA